GGCGGTGGGGTCCCAGTTAAAGCCTCCGGAAAGGGTTTTCAGGTGGACGAGGTCGGCGAGGAGATCACGGTACATGGTCTCGTTGCCGACATCGGTGCCGAAGATAGATCGGCGGCTCGACGCGCCGTGGTAAATCATTATAGTCCTTGAGGTGAAGCCCTGGTCCCAGGCGCCGTCGGGGAGGAAGGAGTTAAGGTAACTGGGCGTCGTTCCGCCGAGGATGGAAAGCTGCGGGGCCTCGATCCGAATGTGATTGACCTTGCCGGTTCGGCGGCGTTCTTCGTAGAACTCACCATCATAAAGCTTCGTTAGCGTGTTCATGAAGGCCGGGTCGTAAGCGGGGAGGAACACGCCGAGTTCGGAGGAAATCACCTGGAGGGAATTGAAGATGAAGGGGACCGGGCCGTTGACAACAGTGCGCTTCGCGTCGTTAACGGTGTCGATCAAGGAGGCGGTCGTTAGCGACGACGGCGCCACGCAGATGTCCTTGATCGCGCGCAGCATCGCCTCGGCCTTCGATAAGACGACCGACTTGCCAACACCGGGCGGCCCGACGAGTATCACGTAGAGGTTCGGAAAGAGGTTTGATCCACTGGTCCTTGACCAAGCTCTCCGTTCTAGAACCGCTCCGAGTACACTGATTGCTGCCCACTTTCGGAAGATGACCGGCGACGGGATGTTGTCGCTATATTGAATGAAGGACTCGATCCAGTTCGGTAGACGCCGGCCGCTGCCTTCTCCTGCCATCTTCCCCCGTCCATTTACGTAGTCCATCGGGGTTGCTATCGCTCTGTTTCGCCCAGTTCCATCCCACCTGTGCCTCGGATGGGATTAGAAGGGTTCGCTTGTGGTTGAGTTCGATCGGGACTTCTATCGCTCTAAGGACCTTCGGGATGATTTCGGCTTCGCGTTGTTCAGGGTACTGGATGAGAATCGCGTCGTGGACTTGAAGGAGGAGTTGGCAAAGCCCCGAGCGCCAGACGGCGAGCATCCCTTGGTTTAGGATGTCACCGACGGAGCCCTGGGGGTCGTAGGCTATGGCTTCACGAATGGTAGCATCGTCATTACGCCGACCAAAAAACCAACGGCGGCGACCAGTAAGCGTAGTAAGATTTCCGACTCGGAGAAGCTCGCTTGCGACATTGGCGTGCCATCGCTGGTGGGCGGGGAAGGCTTGGAAGTATCGGGACTGGAACTCGGCGATGAGTTTAACGTCCAGCTTCGTATGCTTGGCCATAGTGTAAGGCTTGCCGTTGTAGTTTGTCCCGTGGCCAAGAACCTTCGCCATGTGGCGATAAGAGTGCTGGCGATAAAAGGGTTGTTCAGCCAGCTCTCGATCTGTTCGTATTTCTCCGGTCCAGGGAAGTTGGCTTCCCCAGGCAAGTCGGCAGACACTCGTATGAAGATCTCCACTTTCGCAAGCATCGAGGTATCTCCCGTCTTTGAAAAGGTTCCACTCTATCGCGCCGACCGCCCGCGACTCGGCTTGTTCGAGGTCGATATAAGCGAATTTATAACCTGGGTCTGCAACGAATACGCGGCGGAGACTGTCTTCAATGTTTTGCATGTTCGTTCCAGTTCCGAAATCACTGAGGTTGGAACTGAAACGCCCCGTTCGAGTACCGGCAATGTTGTACGAGGTCCGAATGCGACCATCGGCATCAATTCCTGTCTTGAGAACTCCAATCTTCTTATAGCAGTCTCTAAGAGAAAGAATGTGGGATACAATTGGTCGAGCCATGAAGTAATTGTCCAACTGCTCAAGCGCGTCTCGATTGACGGTGGGGGCGTAGACTCCGTTACTGTTCCGCTTTTTGATCGGGGGGAGGGCGAGGACTTCGTAGAAGAGCCGCTTGAGCTGCGCCGGCGAGTTCGGGTTGAAGTTGTGGAGCCCGAGGCCGAGAGAGAGGATTTCTTCAAGGTTCGCCTCCAAGTGGTTGCGGTCGGTTTCGTACTGGCGAAGGGTCCGCAGGCGGGCCTCTTGGTCCACGAGGACCCCGCGGAGCTTCATCTCCGTCACGGGAGCCTGAAGGGATTTCTCGAACTCATAAACGGCGCGGGTTTGGTTGTCGAGCTGAGGGAGAAGGGCTTCGAGGACCTCGGCAGTGACGCAGCAGTCAAGGGCGTTGTAGATCCATAGGAGTTCGGTGCTCGAAGCCGGAAGGCTCGCGGGGGTGAGTTCGTGGGTTTTGATCGCTTTCATTCATCACTCGCATTGAATGGCCTCACATCTTTCACGGCGATGGCGCGGCACCCGTGATCCTTGAACCAGTCGGCGGCGTATGAGGCGGCCTCTTTCGTGTTGAACTCAAGGACGTAACACGAGGACTGACGGAAGTTGCCGACGCTGATGACATCCATGTAGATAAGGAGTTTCCACATCTCACTCATCCTTCTTAATCGTCGTCTTCCCGCGCGCCCGCATCAGCTTCCACGAACTTTCTGAGGTATAAACGGAGCCGAGGAAGCCGAGGCCCTTCTCCGACTCAGGCTGCAAGGAGTGATGCAGCAGCATCGTATCGTCCTCGCAGTTCTTCACCGCTATCCCATAGGACTTCCAGAGGAAATAGAGATCGTAAAGTCCATTCTGGAATGTTTTAGGTTGTGGGCTATGGCACACCTTACGTACCCAGGCCCAGGCGCGTCTTTCAGTTCCTTCATCAGGCCAATAACTAGCTCCTGCTTTTCGCGGGTCATGAAAGGGAATGCATATAGCGTGATCAGCTGATGGAGCGAATCCAACGCATGTGATTTGCTCCCCGAGGGTTTCAATATCAATGGCGATGCGTTTGGCGGGGAGGATGTGTCGGACATAAAACCACTCCATATCTTCGATTGTGGGCTCGATGTAGACGGTGCGCTCGGGGCGGCGGATCTCGGGGAACTCGGACTCCCTTCGAGCTTTGATGAAGTCCGCTACGGTGACCGGCCGGATCTCGTACTCTCGGAGAACGGCTGCGGGGTGGTACACCGGAAGGACCTTTTGTGTTGGTAGCACATTGGAGAGGGTGACCGTCCCGCGGATTTTACTGATGCCGGTCGTGTGAAGGAAAGCCCAGCAAGCAGTATTGCCGCACAGGATGACAAGATTAGGACGAAGCTGACGGATTTCACCGACCACTCGGTGGACTTCGGGGAAGAACTCAGGACGAAGGTACCGGCCCTTGGCAAGGGGTGGGAAGGCCCCGGACCGCTCGGACTGGCAAAGGTTCGTAATGTCGTTAGTAGGCGTTGGACGAAGGTTGAAAACGTTGGTGAGGAAGCACTGCGATCGGTCAATTCCGGCCTCCGTTAACATACGGGTTAACTCGTAACCGGCCGCGCCGACGAAAGGGGAGCGTTGGCGCTCCTCATCGGCCCCCCAACTCTCCCCGACTATGGCTAGTTTAACAGTCATCTATCGCTTTCACTAGCAGTAACGAGAGGGTGAATAAGCCCAAGATACCAAAAGCTATTAACCAAAGTTTCAATACTATCATCGCAGTTGCTATCATTCCCGGTTCGCGATGTCTCGGTATCTCCAAATCATATCGACGAGGGAGTGGAGAAGGAAGATCGTCTGCTCGTTGGAGAGGTCGAAGTCCTGGGGCTTCCCCTTGTCGCTGTCGAAGACGCGAAGGACGGCGTGATTGGGGTCGCCGAGGACTTTGAAGTACATCATGTTCTATGACCTCTTGTTAGCGGGCTTTCTGCGTAATCGTTCCCGCGCATCCCATCCAGCAAGCGCAGCACCGTAAAACTCAATCCAGTGCGAACATATGTGGCGTGTCATTTCGTGCCCGCTTGGGCTCGTGTGAACCGTGTCTCCGGGATTGTCTCCAGGAGCAAAAGAGCAGCGGATAAGGTCGTCGTGGCTCAGATCCCACGAATTGAACTTTCGGAACCAGTCGTCAAATTCTTGTCTGCTGATCATCTATCGTTGATCGTTTTGAAGCCGCAGTGTATCGCACATCGCGGGAAGATGGTCGCGCAGTGCGGTCCAGAATTTCACGGCATTCGCATCGGCGTTGAACCCGGCGATCTGTTCTGTCGTGCCATCCTGATGGATGGTGAAAATCGGTTTCCCGTCCTCGGTGATTCGGAGGATGTCTCGCTTGGTGACATGGAAGTCGTCAGACGGCACTTGGCGGACGATCCCACCACGCTGCTCGAATTTCAGCGCGCCAATAGCATCGGCAACGCCGACCTCTGCTCTCCATTCGCGACGGGCGCTACCATCGCGGCATTTGTTATCCGCATCAGGCGATCCATCGGGACAATAGAACATGCTGAGCGACAAGACGACAATCGCGGTCAGGGGGTCTGCCATCTATCGCTCCTCTGTTTGCCCATTACCGTCTTGATCGTCGAATTGCAATCAACGTCCAAGCCAACAGAGCAAAAGGAAGAAGCCCAGCGATCACCCAGAATATGGCCAACCAGACCGGCATACTTCCTGTTGCGTGGGGTATCGGACCAATCATCGCTTATCCGCGCCTCGATTGTTGTACGCCACCATCACGCTCTCGATGTCGCGTTGCAGAGAGGCGATCGCATCATCGGGGCCGGAGATGTCAAACCGCACGGTCTCCCGAACCCATCCCTTCTCCACCTCGATCTTCACGTTGTCGAGATCACGCTTCCAACATTCGTCCCGAAGAAAAGATGGGAATGCCGCCCAACGCGGACCCTCGACCACGTCGCGCCACCTAGCCATTTTTTCCGCCCTCTGCCTGCTCATCATCGTCCCGCTTGAGCCCGAGTAAATCGCGCTCGTCGTTGTCGAGCTTGCGCATGGCGCGTTCGTAGTCCCGCGTCGTCGCCTCGCGAATGCGTTCGATGTGGCGCAGCGCCCCGTCGATATCTTTGCGCTCTGTCATCGTCACTTCCCCACTACGTGGTCGAGCATGAAGGCGATAGCGCCGTCAACGGGGGGGATCGGGGATCACATCGGCGCCCTGCCATCCGCTCGAATAGCTGTGGATCACGCCGTCGAAATCGAGACACAGGATCGGCTTGCACCCTCGCGCAGCAACCTTCTCTTTCGCGCGGCGCTCATCTTCCTCGCGGCTCGCCACCTCCGCAGCCGTCATATCGCGCACTGTTCCATCCGGTTCGATTGTGATGTTGTCGCCAGCGTTGATGCGCTTCTCGATTTCATCGATCCTGCTCATGTTTTGTCCTCTGCTAACCTGCAATCCTAGTGTCAGGCGCCTGAAAACCCCCGTCCCGGCGAGACGGAAATCACTCCGGGACGGGGGACGAGGCCGCTCAGCCCACGGCCCCGTTTTGCTCAGACCCTGGCGAAGCTCTTCACCTCAGTGTACATCACCGTGTTGTCCTTGCTTGGAGTGTGGGTGATGCTTGCGTTGACCTGCTTGCCGGGGATGTCGTTGAGGAGTTCCCCCATCGTCTTCGTGCCCTGCTCCATGCCGAGCGCGCCGACGAGGAAGTCGTTCAGACGGTATTTGGCCTTGTCGGTGAGCCAGAAGGTGGTCTGGAGTCCCACCTCGCTCAGCGACTTCCCGTCGAGAGACTCGATCAGGGCGGCTTGGTCAACGTCGGGGCCGGCCTGGACGGGCTTCAGCTTGATGACCGCGCCGTAGTTCTGTTCCTTCCCCATCTGCTTGATCTCGGCCGTGCCGTCGATGAGGCAGAGGTAGGTCCCGATCGGCAGGGGCTTCGGCGGCTTGACGTCAGCGGACGGGGTGTTGAG